CTGAGCCACCGTGTCGGCAGATATCCGACCAAGGCCGATGGGGGAGCAAGCTGGCGCGGTATTTGGATGGACAGTAACCCGATGGATGACGACCACTGGTATTTCAGGCTGAGTGAAGGCAAGGAGGCACCCCTGGGTAAATTTGCGTGGAAGTTTTTCCGACAGCCTGGAGGCGTTCTGGAGGCTGACGCATCGCAGTTACCGGAGGAACCGGAGTTCAACGGGTTTATTCAGTCTGCCGGTCGATGGTGGATGACCAATCCCAGTGCGGAGAACTTGCCCAATTTGCCAACGGGCTACTATGACCAACTGGTCGGCGGCAAGAACCTGGACTGGATTCGCTGTTACGCCAAGGGGGAATATACCTTTGTCCAGGAGGGTCGGCCCATCACTCCGGAATATGACGACGAGGCCATGTCCGTGGACGGTCTGGAGTTCGACCAGAGCTTGCCTCTTCAGATCGGGCTCGACTTCGGTCTGACACCGGCGGCCGTGTTCGGACAGAAACATCCCTCCGGTCAGTGGCGTATCTTGCATGAGCTTGTCACCTTCGACATGGGCCTGGAAAGATTCGGCAACCAGTTGAAGTCTGAAATCGAGACCCTGTTTCCGAAAGCGGAGATCATTGTCTGGGGTGACCCTGCCGGTCAGCAACGCGACCAGATATTTGAGGTCACGGCCTTTGACCATCTGAAGACTTTAGGCTTGCTGGCAAGACCGGCGGCGACCAACGACTGGAAGACCCGAAGGGAGGCGATGGCGGCTCCCATGATCCGGTATTTCGACAAGCGGCCCGGACTGATGATTGATAAAAAATGCCAGCGTACCCGTAAAGCCCTGGCCGGTGGATATTACTTTAGCCGTGTGGCAATGGGATCAGGCCAGGAGCGGTTTCGGGACGTTCCTACAAAAAATGAGCATAGCCACGTTGGTGACGCCTACGGCTATCTCGTTCTTCAGGGTGAACACAAGCGGATGACCAAACGGCCCATGAACTTCGGCCAGTTGCCGGTCGCCAATGCGGATTTCGATGTCTTTGCTCAGTGACATCAATGCGCTCAATGAAGCGGCGAAACTGCAAGCGGATTATAAGCTGATCGACTTTGAACCAAATCTGATCCGTATGCTGACCCCACGGGGTACGGATGCCACCTTCTTTGAACACATACCCAACTTCCCAGGTGTCCTTACCGGTTACGCCTCGATGGGACCGGCCTTTATGGGGTGCCACAAGGGTCAGGTGATCTGCATTTTCGGTTGCATACCGATGTGGGACGGCGTGGCGGAATGCTGGCTCATTACCGATATGAGTTTACCCTATCATGCCCGACCGTTTCACCGTGTTACAAAGCTGGTATTAGACAGATTTATGTCAGAGTTACAGCTTGTTCGCCTTCAGATCACTGTCCATTCCGATAATTTTCTGGCTCTCAAATGGGCCAAAGTCCTTTACTTTAAGGAGGAAGGGGTCTTGCGGAAGTTCGGCCCTGACGGAAATGATTTTATAATGATGGCGAGGACATAATGGGCGGCATTTTTTCGGCACCGAAAGCTCCACCCCCACCACCCGGACCTGATCCTGAGATGCTGAAAGCGCAACGGGAACAGGAGGCGCGAATCGAGGCACGGGAACAGCAAAGCCAACGCGAGATAGCATCACGGAAACGGGCACGGCGGAGCGGCGGCAACAGGGCTCTTCTGGCTCAACGCGAGAATCCGTTTCTGGGCGTACCATCGCAGACGACACTGGGACCGGCCCCTTATTCACGGAGCGGTGCCGGTACGACTGGCTGATGCGTCTCTGGTTTTTTATCTGGTCGCGCCGGTTGATCCGGATATTGCGGCCGAAGACACGGTTTAGGAAAAAGATCAGTGATGCCGACATCCTCTACACCTGGGACTGGACGGTCGATGAGGTAGCGGAACTGTTCGGCATTCATCCAGCCACGGTTTACCAGAGGCGGAGCAAGATGAAATGAAGCTATCACCGGAACACGTTGCCAAAAGATACCGGACAGCCTGGTCCCGTAAGGAGCAATGGCGGTCTCTCTACGAGCAATGCTACCAGTATGCGCTCCCCCAGCGGAACCTCTATGACGGCTATTACGAAGGCGGTGTCCCCGGTCGGGTCAAGAACCTTCAGGTCTTCGACAGTACAGCCGTCCACGGTGTCCAGCGGTTTGCCAACCGTCTTCAGTCGGGATTGTTTCCGCCTGACAAGGAATGGATGAGCCTCCAGCCTGGAACGGAGATTCCGGAGGAGGCCAGGGACGATGTTCGTGAGGGTCTCCAGAATTACACCGATAAATTTTTCAGCATTATCAAGCAGACCTCCTTCGATCTGGCGATGGGGGAGTTCTTGCTCGACCTTGCTGTCGGCACCGGCGTGATGCTGATCCAGCCAGGAGATGATCTGGAGCCCATCCGCTTCCAGGCCATACCACAGGCACTGGTCGCAATGGAGGAAGGGCCACAGGGCACAGTCGAGAATGTATTCCGGAAAATGCGCGTGGCGGCGGAAAACATCACACAGATATGGAGCGATGCGGAACTGCCCGAATCGATCAAGCGGCTGGTCGAGGACAAGCCACAGGAAATGGTCAATCTTCAGGAAAGCACCATCCTCGATGTCCGTGACGGGGGATACGGTTACTACGTCTGCCACAAATCGGAAGACGATGACGATATGGTCCTGGTGTACCGTAAGCTGAAACTCTCCCCCTGGGTCATTTCAAGATTCAGCAAGGTCAGCGGTGAAGTCATGGGCAGAGGTCCGGTCATCTCCGCACTGGGTGACATACTCACCTTGAACAAGGCCGTCGAGCTTCTCCTCAAGAATGCCAGCTTGAACATCTCCGGTATCTATACAGCGGTCGATGACGGTGTCCTTAATCCGCAATCGATCCGCATTGTCCCTGGTGCCGTAATCCCCGTGGCATCCAACGGCGGAGCCAGAGGGCCGTCCCTGCAACCTTTGCAACGGGCCAGCGATCTCCAACTGACACAGATTGTCCTCCAGGATTTACGCATGGCAATCAAGCAGACGCTCCTCGATGACAGTCTGCCGCCCGATAATATGTCGGCCAGATCGGCTACGGAAATCGTGGAGCGGATGAAACTGCTGTCCGTAAATATGGGCAGTGCGTTTGGGAGACAGATCAGGGAATGCATGATCCCACTGGTGCGGCGTTCCATGCAGATCATGGATGAGAGGGGTCTGATAAACCTTCCACTGAAGATCAACGGGCTGGAAGTCAAGATCGTGCCGGTCAGTCCATTAGCCCAGGCCCAGAATATGGATGATGTCCAGGATGTCATGCAGTGGGCTCAGATAGCGGCCTCAATGGGACCGGTCGCGCAATCAACGGTGAAACAGGATGCTATCGCTGACTTTGTGGCCGACAAGCTGGGAGTGCCTAACAGCCTCAGAACTTCGGATGAGGAACGCCAGGAACTGGAACAGCAAATCGGACAGATGTTGCAACAACAACAACAAATGCCACCGGAGGCGGCACCACCGCAATAGGAGAGAAAAATGCCCAAAGGTAAAGGATACGGAAGTTCAAAGAAAACCAAACCGGTTAAACCCAAGCCCATGAAAAAAAAGTAATGGCGGATATTATCGACATGACGACTCCTGGCTGGGAGGGGGTCAATGCCGATAGTCCGTTGCCACCGGATCAGACGGAAAAGTTCCAGGTCGAACTGGACCGGAGCATTGCACGGATATCGCAGACCGAAGACGGCAAGCGGATGCTTGACTGGTTATGCGGAGCGTTTCTGCACCAGCCCACATGGGCCCCAGGATACACAACCGATTACGGGTTTTTCCGTGAAGGCCAGAACACACTAATCAGGGAAATATTATTGAGAGCGGAGAGAGCGCAAAATGGCTGAAGAAGCACAGGAACAGGAACCGGCACCGACCGGATTATTGGACAATGCCAGGATCGAGGAACCGGAAAAGGAAGTGGAGGAGGAGGAGCTTGACCATGTCGATAAAGCCGCAAGCGGAGAGCGGCCCGACTGGTTGCCAGAACGGTTCTGGGATGAAGACAAGGGAGCCGATTACGAGGGCCTCGCAAAGTCCCAACAGGAACTCTACAAGAAATTGCGCGGCGGCAAACACGATGCACCCGAAGACGGAAACTACGATCTGAAGTTTGCCGGTGACAAGATAGCCGAAGACGATGAACTGATGACAAAGTTTAAGACAATGGCCTCCGACCGTGGACTGACACAGGATGACTTTGAATCCATTGTCGGCCTGGTATTGGACACTGTGCCCGAATCCCAGGAGGGTCCGGAAGAGAAGTTTGATATGGATGCGGAAATGTCGAAGCTGGGACCGAATGCGGAAGCCATCACCAATGGCCTGGTCAAATGGGCGGAGGGTCTGGTTCATCAGGGAGCCTGGACGGGTGAGGACTTTGAGGAATTTAAAATCATGGGCGGCACGGCCAACGGCATCCGCGCACTCAACCGGCTCCGCAACTACTACGGGGAAAAAGACATCCCTGTTCATGTAACACCGGATGCGGAATCGATGCCGACCGAAGCGGAACTCCGCGAGATGGTGGCTGATCCACGGTATAACACCGATACGGCCTACCGGAGAAAAGTGACCGAAGCGTTTGCCGCTGTCTATCCGGATTAGTGTCACAACCCTATAGATTGTATCAAGACTGTTGACAAGCGGCACTATTTGTGTCTAAAACGATTTAGACCCTACCCTCGTTTGAGGCCGGTCGGTTTATAACAGCCGACTAAAAATTTAGTCCTACCTGTTCAGCGATTAGATTTTAAACTTAAACGAGGATTTTTTCTCATGGCAATGACGCTATCACAACAATTCGTGAAGCGGTTTGAGGCTGAAGTACATCACATATACCAAGCCGAAAGAAAACTCGCTGGCACGATACGGACTCGCACTGGTGTCTCATCCAGTACGGTTCAATTTCCTAAACTCGCATCCGCACAGGCCCAGGTCGTTGTACCTCAATCACAGGTGACAGCCCTTGGGGTGACCCATTCAAATGTCACGGCGACCTTGTCGGATTATGCGGCTCCGGAATATACATCGATCTTTGACCAGGCGAAGGTCAACTTCGATGAACGTCAGGAATTGACGCAGACCCTGGGCAGGGCTATCGGTCGCAGAGCCGACCAGATTGTCCTCGACGCATTGGCGGCATCATCCACATCGTTGACGGTGGCAAACAGTATTGGCGGATCAAACACCAATATCAATGTTGCTAAAGTTTTGGAGGCCGCTCGTCTCCTCAACGGTAAGAACGTGCCAAGTGCCGACCGCTACATGGCAATCAGTGCAGACGGGCTTGCCGCTCTTCTCGCTGAAGAAAAAGCGGCCAGCCAGGATTATACGGTCCACAAGGCCATGACCGATGGCCGCATAAACCAATTTCTCGGTTTTAACATCGTGATGATTGGTGACATGGATGAAGGCGGTCTCGCCATTGACGGCAGTTCCGACCGGACTTGTTTTGCATGGCATAAAGATTCAGTCGGATACGCTGAAGGCATCTCCGCAAAAACGGAAATCAACTACGTTCCGGAGCGGATGTCCTGGCTCACCAACTGTGTCCTTTCGGCCGGTGCAATCGCAATCGATGCCACGGGTATCGTTTCGATAACGGCCAGAGAATAGGAGATTATTAATGGCTTATTCTAAGACAGGACTCTCACTAATCGGTGGAGGAGGAAAGGCTGGATCTGCCCCCCAGATCTGGACATACACCTCCGCTGATGCAATCGCCACTGTGAACACGGCTGGGTACTTTAACAGCGCATCCACGTTGCTGAATGTACGCGACATCATGTTCATCGTGGACTCAAACACGCCCACCTTGCACATCGTCAGCGTTCTTTCCAACGCTTCCGGTGTGGTCGATATCTCCGATGGGACCGCCATCGCAGAGACAGACTCCGACTAGGGAGGTGATCAGAACCGGCGGAGGTCTCTCTCCCATTGCCTCCGCCGGTATCTTTTTGGAGGACATCGCGTGGCCGTTAATGACACAGACGTTACCATTTGCAGTCATGCGCTGACTCTCCTTGGCGAAAACACGATCTCCAGTTTCTCTGACGGCACTGTCCAGGCAAACGTCTGTTCAGAACTTTATCCCGACATCAGGGATATGTGCATCACCATGTATCCTTGGAGTTTCTCCCTGGTGAAAGTTGATTTGGCGAGGTCTAGTACCTCGCCGGTCAACGAATGGACTTACGCCTACCCCATGCCTTCGGATGCCATCACCAAGATTCCACGGGCGGTGTTCAACAGTAGTGCGACAGGTGTGAGCCCCATCACAAGCGGATGGGAAATCTACGAAGGCGAAGTTCTGACCGACTCGACTACTATCACGGTCGATTATCAAAAGCGGCCGCTCGAAGCGGAGATGCCCTCTTACTTTGTCCAGTTGGTCAAATACGCTGTGGCAATGCACCTGGCGGAGCCCATCACGGACCAGATATCCAAGGCCCAGCATTATGAAAGGCTGGCTTTCGGTAATCCGGTCGAGGGAGGCCGTGGGGGATATTTTCGACAGGCCGCCAGCATTGACGGTATGGGTTCGGGTACGCAATTTATCGGAGACTATCCGTTGATCGACTCCAGAATGACACTGAGCTAGTCATGCCACGGGTCATCAAAGTCCAAACGAATTTCAGTGTCGGGGAAATCAATCCGGAACTGCGCGGAAGAATTGATCTCCAGCAATACGAGAGCGCACTGGAACGGGCAAGGAATGTTATCTGCAAGCCGCACGGCTCTGTCGAGAGACGGCCAGGATTAAAATACTTGTATACGATTGCCAGTGCGGCCGCACCTCAAAGCGGTGTAAGGCTGATTCCATTTTCCTTCTCAACAACTCAAACCTATATGCTCCTTTTTAGCGGCACCCGTATGATGGTGTTCAAGGAGGGTGTCCAGGTCACAGGCATTAACGGAGGCGGCACCGACTATCTTGATGTCTCGTCCTCAGTCAGCGGCGTGACAGATGGCATTACCTCCGCACGGCTGGCAAACCTCTGGTATACGCAATCGGCAGACACCCTGCTTCTTTTTGAAGAGACGATGAAGCCGCTCAAGATTGTCAGGGGAGCCACGGATGCCACCTGGACGATTAGTGACTTGGCTTTTGATTATGTGCCCCGTTATGCCTTTACCCTGACAGAGACCAGCCCTGGCACAACGCTGACACCCAGTTCGGTTACCGGCAATATTCAGCTTACAGCCGGTGCGGCCACATGGCATAGCGGCCGGTCCAATACAGCGCAAGCCGGGGGAAGCGCAACCATTACCCTCGACAGCGGTGCCTCAAGCACTGACGATATTTTTAACGGATCAATCATCCGCACAACCGGCGGCACGGGTTCCGGTCAGACCAGGGCCATCTCCGACTATGTCGGCTCGTCCAAGGTGGCAACCGTATCCGTGGCCTGGACGACACAACCGGCAAGCGATACGACCTTCACTATCGATTCCCATGTCGGCCAATATGTGGAGAACTCTGAGAATTTCGGTAGGGCCAAAATCACAGCCGTGGACTCTTCGACTGTCGTCAGGGCTATCACGGAAGTGCCGTTTCACAATACAGACGCCATCAGTAGCGGTGATTGGGTTCTGGAGGCCGGTTATGAAGATGCATGGTCATCGACCCGTAACTGGCCTCGAACAGCTACCTTCCATGAAGGCCGGTTGATCCTTGGCGGATCATATTCCCTGCCCTCCACGATCTGGGGATCACGGGTCGCAGACTATTTTGACTTTGATCCTGGTCAGTCCCTGGACGATGAGGGGATGTCAGCAACCATTGACACCAACCAACTGAATGCCTGTGTCGGCGTGTTCAGTGGCAGAGACCTCCAGATATTTACAACCGGCACGGAGTTTATCTGTCCTCAGATCGATGGCTCTCCGCTGACACCAACCAGCTTTATATTCAAGCCCATGACAACCAGGGGATCGAAGCAGGGCACCCATCCGGTATCGACCGAAGGGGGAACGCTCTATCTGCAACGTGGCGGCAAAGCTATCCGTGAGTTCCTGTTCAGTGATGTTGAGGGCTCCTATGTATCCAACGACATCAGTATGCTGTCCTCACATCTCTTGCAGACACCGACCAGGATGACGATGCGGCGAGGCACCAATGTGGATGAGGGTGACCTGATGCTGATCACGAACAGTGGTGACGGGTCCATTGCGGCCTTCAGTATCCTACGGTCGCAGAACGTCATCGCGCCCAGCCTGTTTACTACGGATGGCGAGTTCCAGGATTGCCAGGTTGAGGATGCGGATGCTCCGGTCATCTATACGGTTGTTAAAAGGACGCTACCTAATGAGTCAACTTGTGATATTGTTGTTTCGGACTATGCCAATATCGCCGTTGGCTCCACAATCGTCTTGCAGA